AGTTTCTACGTTAGCACCAGCATTGTTAACTACAACCATGTAGTAATCGTTTTTCTGTGTGGAGTTTAATGTTCCAGTACCAACGAATGTTTCTGTCACTACGTCTGTTGCAATAGTAGAAACGCCAGATGTGAACGATACCGTAAATTTCTTCTTAAACCTAAATGCAGTTTCAACGTTACCAACATCAGAACGAACAGTTTTAATTGCCTGATATGGCAATTTAAATATCATTGAGTTGAATCCGGTTTCTTGTAAAACTGCACCATATGGAGTTACGTCTGCGATATCAGCAAAACGTTTTGGTGTTCCGAGATCATATACTGAACGAACGTCTTTAAAATTCTTTCCAGAATTCATTGTGATTTCGTACAAATACAAATAATATCTTGCGTCAGGTTGACCTTTTGATCCGCTTAAATATTCTACAGAACGTACTCTAGCGGTACCAATTTTAGTGCCAGTTACTGTTGCAGTAGAATGTGTTCCGTTTGTAATTACTTGTTGTGCAGTATCATACAAATCAACTTGAGTTGATTCCATAAGGTCCCAAGCACCAACAAGTTCATTGACAAGAATGTATTGCCCGTAGTTAATTTGAGTTTTAGTTTGGTCTACGTAGCTTGTTGCTAAACCCTTTTGAACGTCAATTGGTGTTCTTGCAATAATTTCATTTCTGTATCCTGAAGTGTATGATGTGAAAGGATCAACTTCAACCAATAAGATATTATTGTTTCCGCCTTCAGCAGAAGTGTATCTACCACCATTGCTACCATTTAATAGATGCTCACGAACAGTAACAACAGGATCGGAAATTGTATAGTTTCCAGATTCTTCATTTGTTCTTTTTGCCATCACATCTTCAAGATTACTATCTACAGTAGTAATTTTACGTTTTCTTGTGATACCATCTTCAATTTCTGTTACTGTAATGAATTCATTTTCATCTGTAGTTGCACCGAGTGCAACTTTTGTCAATATAGAATCAATTTTAAATCTATCTGCACCTGGTGCTTGATAGTTTGGTGTTCCTTGTGCATTGTCAACTAATGAGTTATCTGCAATATAATCTACGAAAGATTTTGTAGGAACTAAACCAATTTTATATGATGGTACATTAGAATATTTGTCTAGAAGAATTGTTTGGTTCGTGTGTTTAACGAAATGATCTGCCATCCAAATGATACCATTAGCAACAGTTATTTTGGAACCGTAATTATAAATGGTTTGTGTTGCTAAACCTTCATCTACAACATTACGTGTTGCATTTGTTGCGGCGGCAATTGCATATGCTCTGGTTGAAGTATTTGCGGTAAAAATTGTTTCCGAATTTGCAAATGCAGTATTGGACGTATAGTTTGTAATATTTGTAACATTAACAACAAGAGTCGAACCAGTACTTGTTACTGTATTTGCAGTTGTTGTAGTCAATGTTCCCGATACGTTAGACACAAATATTTTATTTGTACCTGTAATCGGATCAATATAAGCCGCTTCAATTGTCGCAGTATTTCCAGTAGAAAATGTAATTTTATTTCCTGGAACTAAAATTGTAGGAGCATTATTTACTGTAAGAACTTGTGTTCCGTTTGTTGCGTAACTGATAAAAAGCGTTTTTGGATCAGTACCGTCTAAGTCGGTTACTATTCCGCAATACGCTTTGATACCGCTATTTGCGCCGTAAACAATGCTACCGTTAAATGCGGCAACATTTGCTTCACTACCATTATATGTATTTTGTAATTTTACGAAATTTAGATTCAAGTCTAAATTTTGTTCACAACCTTCAACAATAGCGCCTTGCTTGAAAAAGAATTCTGCAAAACGCTTCGTCTGAGTTTGTTGAAGAGTTTGTGCTTGCGTTAATTCTCTAGCCTGAACAGCACGTCCAGGTCTGTAGAGAACTCGTACAAACTTTTTGTCTTCATCAAAATCATCATAATACGGACTTGTATTAAAGTCTACACCACCTGGATTAGCCATTTATATTTCTTCGTTTGTTTAGAACTGAATGATAAGTTTTACGTCTTCGATCTGGTCTGCCGCTCTAGAGATAGGTACTCTATTTTCAACATAAAGAATGTCACCAGTGTATGGTTGCAAACCTGGAGTTGTAATGCCTGCAATAGTACCTGTGGCAGCCGATGTACCACCAGTTGCTGTTGCGCTGTTTGCAAAATTTTGATTTACTGGCTTAGTTGTATATAGATATGGTGATGTCCACTCAACAACGGATGCTGTGTTTGAACCGCTTGTAACAGTCTCATCTAATGAGAATGTTCCTGAAACGGCAGCCATTTGATATTTAAACGACTGTCTGTAAGAAGATGCAGTTGCTCTTGTTGTTGTACCATACAAGTATGGATCACGAACGATACCAACTTGACGGAATTCGTTAGCAGTAGAAATTGTATTAGATTCACTACCATCAAGACGAACGTTAATCATAATATACTTAGCGCCCATTTCTTCGATAGGATCAGCACCGTGTCCATAGCGTGGAGAAATGGTTGGTAGTGCGACAGCCGCACCAGAACCAAATGTTACTGATGCTTTAGTATATCCGCTACCAGCATTTGTAATTGTAACCGCTGTAACTGCACCACCAGAGATTGTTGCATTTGCAGTAGCACCAGTACCGTCACCAGTAATTGTTACTGAAGGCGCAACACCATACCCGGATCCACCACTAATAACTCTAACAATTTCAATCGATCCATCAACTGCGGCACTCTGTACGCTCCATTGTGTTGTTCCGTCATCGGAAGCCAACGTCTGAACTGGCATGTAATCACTAGTTAAAAACTTAAGTGCTTTAGCAGTAGAAACTGTGTACATGAATTTCCAAACATAACCATCTGCTGTAGTAAATCTAGATGTGCTAGTTCCAGTTGGTTTTGTTGTCGATGTCGCACCGCCATTGTTGAACAAGCACTTATAAACATTATAGTCTTCAGTCAAAACATAAAAGTTTTCTGTAAGAATATTTACGTCTGTATCATCATACGCTGTGTATACTGTTCCACTTGTCCAATCATAACGTGGAACTGCATGTGTTACGTCAGCACTTTGAATACGTTTTACGCCATACATATCACGCCATGGTGTATATTCGATGTTTGCTGTTGAATTGATTGGTGTTGGAGGCACGTTATCATTTGGGAATGCTGTGTTTTTACCCACAAACAAATACATAATAGTATTTGCCGCCTCTGAAAAAGATTCATAAAATTGCTGTGCGTTATGAATTCTAAATTTGCTAGTTACAATTGATGCCATTTAGGTTTCTCCTTTTGAATACTGTACTGATGTTGTTTTTCATTTACTTATTTATATAAGTTTTTTTCGAATCTTGCTGTTATTTTACGTATTTAGGCTGATATTTTATATGCAGTAACACCGCTAAATTGATTTATTGGAAGTCTGTCTGTAATCATATATGTCGTATTTGCAATAGACTGTACGGTGAAATATTCATTGTTTGCGACAAACACATCACCCAAGACAAAATCTCTCACAAAATCTACTGGTCCTGTGCCGATAACTACAGGAGCCAATTCAGAGAATCCTCTCTCACGAATCGAATATAGTGTAGTTGCACTATAGCTTGACAATAGTAAATCTCCGAATGTTGGAGTTGCTGATGCAACCGTTCCATCGTATCCAGTCACTTTAGTATATTTTATATATGTTGAAGAATTTACTATTGTCGGATATGATGTGTCGAATTGTTCTTGTGCAATAATATTTCCTGTTCCACCAGGAATAAAATCTTGGAAAGATAAAGTTGAAATATCTTTTGGTTTAACATCGCCATAAGTTGTGTCATATGCTTGAATAACTCTAGTCTTGTAGGATAAACCAAACTTAGATGGAATTTCAGGCGAGGACATATCCAATGCGTTCTTGAACTGAACATTAACACGATTGTATTGTCTCAAATCAATCGATGTTTCAGAAAGCATACTCACAACATTAGCCGCATTTGCACTAGTTAATGTAACTGGTACAATAAAATTCATTGGTGAATATAGTCTTTGGTTAACGTAACTCGGAAGAGCAGGAACGTTAACAATCATATGGGTATTATTTGCAACAGAATCTACGTCAAATAATTGACTGTTTGCAATAAATTTACTTCCATGATAAAAGTCGGTAGAAAATTCGGTTTCCGTTCCAATTACTACGGATGCAGGATCACTAAAAGTGTCTTCTAAAAGATATGCATCTGCTATCGGCAAATCTCTATAGAAATTGACTTCAACATCACCATAAGTTGCTGTTAATGAGTTTGCGGTTCCATGAAGTCTATACTGCAATGCAGATACTGTTTTACCTGCATCGGATGAAATATCATGGAATGCTCTGCTTCTAACTTCATATTTGTCTGCTGGAATATTTGCAGATGAGTCTTGAACAGAGTTAAAAATAAGGTCAAGTCTTTTATAATTATTAGTAGAAGAAAGATCATTTGAAATAACAGGTTTGATTTTTGTGTATCTTCCCGTAATTTCTTTTTCTGTTTCAAAATATGTACTGAATGTTGCGTTAGCATAATCTATGTCAGCAACAAATTCGCTTTCTCTAAAATGCTCATAGAAATTTTTTGTTGAAGATTGATAGAGTTTACTTTCGCCTAATGAAATTTCATATCCATGTTTCACATTCATTACTGGCTTAAACTGTATATTAGTTTTACCTGAAGTAGTTCCAGATGTAACTGATGGATCCGTTTTTAATGGTAACGATACTGTCATCCACTCTGAAAGTGATGGAGAAACATTTGATACGGATTTTGATGGATTACCACCAGGAACTAATTTTAATTCATATCTTCTATTTGTTGTAGTATCGTCTAATAGAGGAGATGAAATATCTTTGAATGTTTTTACTTTCTGTTCCCAATGGAACGTAGACGTAATAATCTGTGCGTCAGTTAAAAACTCGTTATGTATGCTAACAATATACTCACGTATAGTTTGTGATTTAAATATAATATCTGCTTCAACTTCAATCTTAGTGCTTAGTAAAAGTTCACCGAATGCTTGAAGACCAGCTGGATGCAATAATTTCTTTATCGTATCTTTATATGCATTGAACACTAAACCACTCTTAATAACATAAGAGAAGTCTTGATAATAGTATGAGTCTTGGATTTTTTTATAGTTTACTTTACCATCGTCACTAATCCAATTACCTTCTTTAACACCAAGTCCCGAAATGATTGGAGTTAAATTTGCATTTCCATCACCATACGAATTGACGTTTGCTGTAGCAGTAGTATATCCAATACCAAAATCTTTAACAATAATTTCACGAATCGATCCGATACCTGTTGCATTATTGGCTACGTCAATAGTAACGTTTGCGCTTTTACCTTGAATGTTTGTCGCAACTAAATTTGCGCTAGAACCCGTTGTTGTAGAAACTGTAATTGTCGGTAAACTTGTTGGTGTATATCCACTACCATAGTTTGTCAATTCAATTCTAGATATAGGACCTTTTACATTCCAATCTTCATTTTTAATGATATCTTTGCCTGTTTCAGCAATCATTTTTGTGCCATCTTCAAATTTCAAATCATATGTCGTAGTCTCTACAACGGATGCAACAATACCGGCTGCGTTAGAACCAGACCCACCAGTAAATATTAAAGTGTTACCAACACCATAATTTGTACCTGCATTGTTAATCGTAATTAAATTTTCGGACAATAAACCTAAAGAAGAAATGACAGCATCTTCTAGTGTTACTGATGGTTTTTTGTAATAATTTGAACCACGATTAATAATTGAAATTTCTGAAACTTCACCAACTGTGTATGTGTTCGATCCACTTGTTACATTATAGGTGTTTGCTAATCCCGTGACACGAATAATCAAACCAGAACCACCTGTTCCGGCATTATTAATTGTTGCAGTAGTGTTTAATTGATATCCATAACCAACTGAGTTTACTTTAAATGCTGTGATTGGAGACTGTTTGATAGATGCAATAGTAGCTTGTGCTTCTTTACCATCACCAGATATAGAAACGTTATCACCAACCGCATAACCCGAACCAGAATCATTGAGTGTAAATCCGGTAACCATGCCATATACGCTAGTATTAGCAATTGATTCATCGTTCAATACTTCGATTGTTTCGCCCGCAGTAAACACTCCGTCAACCAACGTAAGTGTCATTTCTGCAATTTCAATAGACCCTAAAAAGAACTTTCTAATGTCAACAACATTACCCAACGCACCACTAGATTTTCCGACTACAGTTTTATTAATGTAGCTAAAAATTTGTGGATTGATAGCGGCTCTAATGATTTTAGTCTTTTCAAACTTACCATCAGAAATTCTTAATAAATCGGTTCCTGGATAATAAAATTCAGAGTTCTGCCCGTATAAATGTTTTAATAAGAAACGATATGACTCTTCATTACTCTTAGACTGATATAAGTCTTTATATCGTAGTGCGATATCTCTTGCATTGCCGTAGACATTTTTTGGAATGTTGTCGTATAATTCTTCTTTTAAGAAATCGACATACTTATCAACAGAATTATCAATTGTTCTGTAGTCAAGTAATTTTCCTGATTTTCTAACAACGTTATCTTTTATCTCAGAAGAGATTCCCACAGCATTAGAGGTTTGACCCGTAACGTTTTCGTATCTATCAAATGAAATTGTAGATGTTGAACGTATTATAATACTACCATCAGTTTTAACTTCTTTTATTATTCCTGTTGCGCCAGAAGTTTCACCAACGACTATTTCATCACGAACAAACGTTCCTGTAATTCCAGAAAACGATATGTGTGTAGTTTGTAGCCATTCATAATATGCTTTTAAGAATAGTAAAAAATTCTCCGATGCAACATCATCGGGGAAAAAATTACTTATTCCTAATGCAGGATTAAATTTATTGTTGTCCATCTTTATCTATTTACGAGACTAATTGATTTGTCATCTATCATATTAACTGTTATGTCTTCGGAACGAATAGAAAGAATTTGATTTCTCAAAGGAAGAATATCTTTGTTTGCTGGTGTGGCTGTTAGTTTTAAAGTATTACCGCCATCAGCAAATGCAGTTGGAGTAAAACTATTAAGAATAATTTTTCCTGTTGAATAATTTACGCTTCCAGCATTTAAAAGAACAGCAATGCTTTCATTTTTTTCTGTTCTATAAATTCTAATTATTCCATTGTTTTCATCAAATCTGCAAGTATCGTATCCTGCATAACTGAATACATTCGAATAAATTTTATTTCCTATACCAAAAGGTTGCGTAGTTGATCTACCATCACTTGCATTATCGATTGCATTTGAAAAATTAATTTCGTATTTTGTCGGAACGTTCAATTGAACATTCAACTCTTTTCTCATTAAAGTTGAAGTATCGTTGTTCAATATAGACGCTTCAGCCATATCAATCAATCTTGATAATTTTGAATATCTAAAATATTTTCCAAATTGATTTATCTCATCAATATTGTATGTTTGTATAATTTTTGTAATCAAATCAGATAAATCATTAGTTCCCAATATAGTCTTATTGGCTTCGTATTTTACAGTAGAAGATATGATAATATACAAATATTCAGGATCAACAATTTCAGTTGAGATAGTGAGAATCTTTTTAGGGTCAATAACAGATTTGATTAAGTTATCTTTTTCGGTTGGCGTCAATACTTCACCTGATGTTGGTTTGATTGCAACATAAACTTTACCATAAGTTGGCGGATCATTGTCTTCTCCACCCCAAACAACAACAGAGTCCACATTAGACTGCTTCAATAGTAACGCTTTATAATCATCGGCAGTAACTGCACGATTTTGTGCCTCATACATTTTTGGCGCATTAAATTTAATTTGAGAAACAGTTTCTCTATCTGCACCTCCAGCCGCCGGATCGTCAGCAGTAAATGTTGCGGATATAACATCAGTAATTGTATCATTATATGTTAATGCATTAATGTCGTTAGCCAAACTTCCATTGGAAACAAGATAACTCAATACAACTACATTGCCATTGTCTAATGCAATACCAAATGTACCATCACCAAATTTAACTTCATATTGTCCATCTTCAGATTCTTCTAAGAAATATATTTGAGATGTAGTGTTTAACTCCACTAAATTTTCAGCTTGAACAAATGTTCTTGATGTACTGTCTGAAGAAGAATTTAATATAGATACAGTCAATGTTGTGGTATCAATATTTGCGTTTGGAATTAAAAATCTTTGTTCTTTATCCGAACTCAATACTGTATATCGTGTTCTAATTAATTGTCCTTCTTTTAGTACAATACTTGTAGAATACACTCCAGAATTGTTGTAGACTGTTTTCGATTCGACATTAGAGAACGTATAAGTTTTTCCATCAATGATTCCTGAAAATTCTGTGTATGCAGGAATTAAAACTGCGGATGGACTACCATTAGTAGTTAACTCAACGGTACCAGTGATGCTAGCCGATGTAGTTGATCTTGGCGTATAGTTTAAAGACTTTGCTAAGTTAACAACCGAATTTCTTTTTTGTGCAGTAGAAAGAAAAGATTCGGATGCTACCATGTTAAGATAGAAAGAATTGTAGTAGGTATTGTAGGCAAGCAAGTCTAACAATACTGAAATACCAGCACCTTCAAAATTATAATCCCTAAACTGATCTTGAGATTTTAAATAGTTTTTGAAGTTAGCTTTAATTCCATCAAAACTAAGTTCATCGATTTTTAGATTGTTATCTATGGCCATTATGCCGTCCTTGTTATTGTTGCGACTAGATTTCCTACTCTGTTAATGCCTTTTATTCTATATTGCACTTTTATGTCAATTCCCTGGCCGTCATCAAGGTAATCAACAACAATATCTCCTACGTCAACCCTAGGCTCAAAACGTGTTATGGAATCTTTCAATTCTTTCTGGAGATTAAATTCTGTATATCCAGGAACATAATTAAATAAATAATTGTCGATATTGCATCCATATGTTGGATTAAAAGGTCTAGTTCCTTTTCTAGTTTTTATTAGATTCATTATAGACCTTCTAATAGCAACCTCATTTATAATAGGGCGAACGTCTCCACTCACCGGATGCGGTGTGAAGTCTAGTCCCAAGTCTTTATAGAATGCGATATCTGCCATTTTTTTCTTTTATTTATGTTGTTTGTTCTGCCGTTTTGGCATCTTGAATTTCTTTTCTGCGCTCTTTTGTTGCTTTGCTCAATTCAGCTAATGCTTTTCTCGCTCTAGTGCCAGCGGCTTTGTTGCCTTTGCTTTCAAATTTTTCGTTCTCTGCGAGATACGATTCAAATAAATTTACTAAGTTTTCGTGATTTGTCATAATTATTCCTTATAAAATGTTGACATTTGCTTGACATAGTGTTACACTACTGTGTAGCCTATGATTTTAATTAAGTATTAGCAATAGGTAAAGTAGCCGCAACCGCAATTGCAATATCCTGCGTCTTATCTTTTTCTTCTAATGCTGTTAATCTATTTAATATTTCTGCTAAAGTGGTGCTATTCAACCCATCAGACAATCTTAACTCTGTATTACCATGAAGTCTAAAATTTGTATTTGATGATATAGTAATCTTATCATCATTTGTGTTCCACAGAATAGAATTTTTGTCATCTACAGTTGCAAAATTTCTAGTCATACTTGGAGCCACCCCAAAATATTCAGAAGCGGCTTCAGGTATAGCAGGTAAGTATCCTAAGATTGCTGGTTCTTGTGCAGACATTGAGTCTAAGAAAAATCCAAATACCCAATCACCAAGTCTAGGAGTCCCGTAAAGATTAGGGGTATTTAATGGATGAATAGATACTGCCCAAGGCAAATCAGCAGTCGGAACTAAATTAGTTGACTTTGCTGGATGATATCCAAAACATCTGACTTTGCATCTGCCAAGTGTCAATGGATCGTCAATACTTTCAACGATACCAATCCACCAAACAAATCCATCCTGCCCAATAAAATTTGCCATTAATTATCCCAAATGCTTAAAGTACTGAATTTGTCTCTCTTGACTTGCAACCCATTCATCTGATGGTTTACCCTCACCTTTATAGTAGCGTAAAGGCTTGCCTGTCTTCTTAGAGACTAGTGCCCACTTGCCATCCACTTGTTTAAGTACTTCAGTTAATTCTGCACCAAAAACTTCTTCTTCCCA